GCGTTCAGGATCTCCTTGAAGTCGTCGGGCGTGATGAGGAAGGTCCCGTCGGGAGCAGTGCCCATCGCTCGGACACGCTTCATGAACTCGTCGTCGAGGAGTGTCCCGTCTCGGTACAGGCTCCAGGCCTTGGCGAGCACGGTCTTGTCCGAGGTGGACTTGTCCGCCTTTGGGTCGAGGGTCCTGGCCGCCTCATCGGCAAAGGCCTTGCGCTCCTGCTCGGTCAGGTCCGCGTATTCGCCGCTGTACAGGTTCTGGGGTCTGAGGCTCTTGGCGAGGAGTTCCTGCGACGCTCGGTCGTACTGCTGCACACGCCGCGCAGCAGCGGCCGCCTTCGCCTCATCCTCCTGCAGCTTCTGCTCGTTCAGGATGATCTCCAAGGCCTGGCTGTCGAAGTCGGGCATCCCGGTCTTCACGTACTGGCCCGTCTTCGGATCGACGGCGACGGACCGGTTGTAGATCTGCCTCTGTCCGCGCCAATCCGTGTACCCGGCGTTCGCCGGGTCCTTCAGCCAGGCCACAGCGCCGTTCACCCCCACCGCGGGGTCCTTCACCAGGGCGCGGATCTGGGCGATACGCTTCGCCCCGGCCATGGCGTAGTCCGTAACGTCCAGGAGGTTGTCGTACTGGACCGCATCGATCCTGCCCGAGTCGAGGAGCGAATCCGCGGCGAGCTTCACGCCGGTCCCGTTCTGGTTCTGCGCTGCCCAGTTGAGGTCGTCCACGAGGCTGTCCTCGAGCTCGGCCCCGCTGCGCTGGAGGATGGCGCGACGGATGAGGTCCTGCTGGTCGATCGACTTGAGCGCAACCGCGGCATCGAATCGGTTGCGGCTCTCCTGGCTCGAGAAGGAGCTCCGGATCCGCTCGAGCGTCGAGTCGGCGAACCGGCCGTAGGCGTCGGCGTACTCCGTGAACGGCTGGCCCTTGCGGAGGTACCCCGGGTACTCTCCCCTCGAATCGATGGCGTAGAGGAAGTCGCTCGAGGCCTTGAACCACTGCTGCAGGGCCGAGTTGTACTCCCGCTCGTCCTGCTGCGCCTTGAGGGCGGCCTGGGTCTGCGCCCATCCCTGGAGCATGTTGTTGAGGCCCGCCGTGATGGATCCGCCGATCGCGTCGAGAGCAGGCTGGCGAAGGGCGAACCGGGGGTCGACGCGCGGGATCGTGGTCACCGCCGGCCCTTTCCGAACAAGTTGAGGAAATTGGTGAAGGCCGAGGACCATGAGTTCCACATCCCTTGCTGGTAGGCGGTCTGCCCGCCGAGGATCGTGGCGTCCCGGTTCGAGATAGCCGTGTTGTACGCGAGGTCGTATCCTCCGACCGCCGCGGTCGCCTTCGCGATCTCGGCGTCGCGCCGCAGGTTAAGGTCGGTGAAGTCGAGAAGAGTGTCCCGGGCGGTGGTCGCTTTCGTCCGCTTGCCGGTCAGCTCATTGATCTTCATCTGCCGCGCCGTGGCCACCCCGGCCCGATCGGTCCCCACGCCGGTCTCCGCGATCGCGATCTGGCTTTCCTGGCTCGAGATGTCGGATTCCCTCTGCGTCTGGTAGTCGGAGATGTTCTTCCCCAGGCGCGCCTCCTCCGAGGTCTGCGTCATCTGCGCCGAGCCCTCGCCCACCATCACGCCGGAAGCTCCGAATCGTGCCCGCAACGCCGAAAGCGCGGTGCGCGCGTCGAAGCGCTTCTGGTCCAGCTCCGTGGCGAGCGCGGCTCTCAGCGTGTCCAGTCCCTTCCGCTGCTCTGCGAGCTGAGCCAGGCGCTCATCGAGCTGGCGGTTCTGGATGTCGAACTCGTCCTCCTCGCCTCCCTCCTCGTAGCGACTGAGATCGGCGGTGGCCGTTTCAATGTCCGACTGGAGCAGGCCGGCCTCCGTCTCCCGGCGCTTCTGCTCGATGTCGAACTCGTCGACCAGGTCGCCTTCACCGCCGGCCTGCAGCTGGGCGAGCCGCGTTGCGGATGTCGCCCGGTTGGCGGCGGCCTGATCCGCCTGCTGCTGGTAGAGGGCAGCCTCCGTCTGGGACTGCGTGAGCAGGGTCTTGCCCTGGTTCCAGCTGCCGTAGCCGGATATTCCGCCGCCGAGCGCGCCGAGGATGGCGGTGATGATCGCTCCGGGCCCCAATCCCGCCATCGCGCCGCCCACCAGCCCCGCGAAGAAACCGCTACCTGCACCTGCGAGCGTGGATCCGAAAGCGTCCGCTCCCTGCTGGTACCTGGTCTGCTCTTCCGGAGTGGGCTCGAAATGGTGCGGTTGACGATCAGCCAGAGCTCGTCGTCCTCGCCGTCGGTGGGGATCACGCCGCCGCACTCCACGACTCCGGATGGACATCCCTCTACCCCTCGTAGGTCGTGACGTCGGCTGCGATGCCGACGACGGTCATCGGCAGGGGGCTCTCGGCCACCACCATGATGTAGGCGTCGCTGCCGTACTCGCCCGGGAAGTCCACGTCCTGGGTATCGCCGGTGAGGAGCGGTGGCGCCCAGCCCACCTCATCCATGGGCTTCCGGTAGATGATCGGGGCGAGATGGTCCTCGTCCCGGCCGATCAGGCCGCCCAGGCTGCGGAAGAGCCTAAAGCGCGCCTTGGAGACCCGCTTGGTCTTGGTCTGCGCGGGGCCGAGCATTCCTCCGGCCTCGAGGCGCATGCTCCGGAGGATCCCGGTGTACGGGAGCCCGACCTTGACGACGTTGGCGTACACGTCCAGGTCAATCACCCCGGCGGTCACGACCTTGGCCCCGTGCGCCGCGCCGTCGGCGAGGACCGCTACAGTCTCCCCCTCGAGGTGGGACAGCCCGGACACCGACGCGTAGACCTTCGCCGCGGTGCCACCGGAGACGTACGCGGCCCGCGCGACCACCTCTCCGGTGTCGATGGAAAGGTTGCTCCCGGATGCCCCCTCGATGGTCCCGACCAGCCCGTTGAGCTCGTCCGTACCCACGATGTCCTCGAGGCGGACCAGATCCCCGTTGACCCACGACAGGGAGGCCAGGGTGACGCTCAGGGTGACCGTGACGTCCGGCGTCTTCACGGCCTTCCCTCCGGAGACGTACGCGCTGTAGGCGGTCGAGTTCTCGCCGGAAAGCTCGAAGGTGTCCGCGGTCTTGTTGGCCACGGTGAACTCCCGGCCGTTGAGCTGCTCCATGCCCACGACGTCGGCGATCCGGACCGTGTCTCCATTCAGGAATCCGTGAGCGAGAGCCGTGATCACACAGGGGTTCGCCTGGGTCGCACCGGTGATCGTCACGGGAGTGGTGCAGACCACGTTGGTGATCGTCGCGGTCTTGCCGTCGAGGGAGATCCCGCAGTCCACCTGGTGCTGGGTGACTGTGGTCACCTCGGGCGTGTCGTCGAGCTCGAGCGGCGCCAGGTACTCCATGTACCGCTTGGTGGCACCGCCGATGGTGCGGTTGACGATCAGCCAGAGCTCGTCGTCCTCGCCGTCGGTGGGGATCACGCAGCCGCACTCCACGACTCCGTCGGTGACCAGACGCCACCACGCCAGGGTTGAGCTTTCCTCCTCGAAGACGAGGGCGGCGACCTGGCCGTCCGCGCGGCCCATCCAGAGCGTGGACAACGGGGCCCCCTGGTACGCCATCCAAGAGATCCCGGAGAGAGAGATGTTCCTCGAGAGGCGGGTGAGGTCCGGAGCGATGTACCTGGCGCTCGCGTCGGTCCAGAGGTAATCCCTGACCTTCCGGCCGCCTCGCTGGACGAAGATGAGGTGATCGCCGACCATGGCGCCCGGGACGGCCGGCGCGGCCCCGTGGGAGGTATGCCACCGGAAGTGGACGCTGCTCGGGGTGATGACGGACGACCCGTCGCCCGTGAGAAGTCCCTCGGCCCGCCGGGTGCCGACGACGATACCCTTGTCCCCTGCCACGGCCCAGAGCAGCCGGTCCCCTTCCTTGCCGGCGAGCTGATACGACCATGCCTCCGCCGCCAGCCCCGTACCGGCGTTGAAGTTGGTGAACGACCCGACCTGACTCCCGTAGACCGTCAACGGGTTCGTGTCCGTGGCTCCCAGGATCAGCCGGTTCTCGGCCACCTCGATGATGGCGGGGTAGTTGGAGGCCGTCGCGAACGTCCAGGTCCCGGTGAAGGTTGGAGTGGCGATTGCCCAGCTCGTATCGCTCGTCCAGGTGAGCGAGCGCGGGGCGTAGCTCGGGTGCACCAGGTACATGACCGTGGGCGAGATCTGCCGGAACTGGATGCCGAAGAGCTCCGCCGTGAGCCACGGTGCAACGATCTCATACGGGGCTCCCAGGCGCGCGTGGTTGCGGTAGAACCGCATGTACTGGTTGCCGAGCTCGATCACGTACGCCGTGGTAGCGTTCACGACGAAAGGGATGCACCGCGTCTTCGCCGCCGAGCTCTTGACCTCATTGGAGTAGCAGGAACCGGGACGGAAGGTCGCCGGGCCCTCGGTGAGGATGGCCCAGTTCTCCGCCATGCTCACGCCGCGGGCGTAGTACTCCTGGTCGATCCTGGCGCCCACGAGCTCGCCAAGCTCTCCGAAGGAGAAGGAGGTCTGGAACGGCGTCGCCCTGGCCACTCAGCTCCTCCAGAAAGCCCGCGGCTGCGGCTCCTGGCGCGCCGACTTGACGTCCGCAGCCTTGGCTACACCGAGCTCGTAGACGTAGAGGTTCTCCATGTCCTTCTGCATGCTCTCGCTCTGGAAGAGCGCGTAGGCGAGGAGCGCGGCGATCCGGTAAGCGAGCGCCAGGCAGAACCTGGGCGGGAAGTACGTGGGATCCTCCACCCGCGTCACGTAGCGCAGGATCGCCGGCTCGAGGTTGGTGTACAGGGACGATCCCTCCACCAGGAAGTCCACGGTGGAGACCTGGTAGTCCTCGTCGACGAGCTTGGGCTGGCCGAGGAACGGCGGATCCACCGGGAGCTGGTAGCGGTACTCGTACGGCGTCAGGTTCTCGTCGGCGCTCTCGGCGAGCTGTTGGCGGGTCAGGGCGAAGCTCCAGGGGTGGTCCGCAAGGACCTCGTCCAGTGCCGTGGGATAGGCCTCCGCGCACTTGACCTCATTCGGGGCATCGCCGTCGATGTCCGCGATGAAGGTTGCGCCGAGCCTGCCCAGGGCGATGTTGCAGATGCCGACGATGGTGGTGGCCAGGGGCTACTCCTCGTCGAGCTCGCCCTCGGCCGACTCGCGCTCCTGCCGCGCGCCCTTCCGGCCCTTGCCGGCCATCCTTTCGGCAGGCTCCTCGCCGCCCCGCTCCGTGCGCGCGGCCTTGACCGCGGCTTTCAGCGCTGCGGCCGCCTCGCTGTCGGCGGGGATGCAGTACTTCGGCACGGTCTCCCCGGCTGCGAACACCACGGGGTCGCCCTCGCGGTAACTCACGCCGCGGTGGAAGAACTCCTTCTTTGCGATGTAGGTCGGCATCGTCCCTCCTCTACCAGTCCGTGGTGGTCACGGCAGCGGCCGAGATGGTGTTGGTGGAGTCCGCGCCGCCGTGGACGCCGCCGGCGGTCAGCACGCGGTGCGCCTCGTACTTGGTCCGGAGGTCGTTGACGAGCAGGATCATCTCGTTCAGACGTGCGGCGAGCTGGGCCCTGTCCTTCCTCGATGCCAGGCCCAGGTTGCGGATTATGTTGTCCCTCAGTCCCATGTGTCATTCCATGCGGCCTCGATGGCCGCGCCTTGGGGCGCCCGGATCCGTACGGGCGCCCCCCGTTCAGAACTCGGCTCCGGATCAGCCGAGGTAGAGTCGACCCGATGCCTTCCCGGCCGCGTTGTTTCCGACGTTGACGACGCCCATCTTGACGTAGCGCTTCAGGTCATTCGGAAGCGGTCCATCGTACATGAGCGCGCCGGCGGCCAGGCTGGCGACAAGGATCTGTTCGCCGACCATGCACGGCACGTACGTGCCACCCTCCGTGGCGCAGTGCATGATGCATGCGGCCGCCGAGGTGCCTCCCGAGAACGCCGTCGTTCCCACGTTCGCCCTGAAGCGGATCGGTCTTCCGTCGCCGATCTTGGCCAGGGCGCTCTTGGTGTCCAGAACGTCGGAGTTCGTGTGCTCGGTCGTGCCGTTGCCGAAGAAGTTCTGGTCGACTGCGAATCGCAGTCTCAGGTCTTCGATCATGGCTCTCCTCCTACGGCGTGAACGATGCGTCGGTCTCGGTGACCAGACTGTCCAGGCGCACGACCGGTATGCCCTGGAAGTGCAGCTGCTTGCGGCCGCCCCACGCCTCCTCCACCGAGAAGTTGACGTTGCTCTTGTCCTTGAAGGCGATGCGCATCTGGGTCATGACCGCGCGGTTGACGTAGATGACGACCCCCGTGGTGTCACCGTCCGGCAGGTACTCCAGGCGCTCGATGAGCTTGTCCTCGTCGAAGATGTTGGTGCTGCCGGACTGCTCGATGCGGGCGATTCGCTGGATGCACCGGTCGTCGGCGACGGAGATGCCGTAGTTCACCATGAAGTGGCTCACCACGGCCGTGTACGGGTTGCCGTCCGAGTCGTGGATGAGCTGCCTCTGGAGATCGATCTCCTGGATGAAGTTCTTGGCCCCCTGCGGGAAGACGAAGGACATCCCGTCCTCGCCCCACTTGATCGCGACGAGCGAGCAGGTGTCGTTGCCCGAGCCGCCCTGCGAGGCGCAGCTGTTCGGGAACGTACTCGCGTTGTTGTACCGGTTGAAGAGCCCGTGAGGCTCCGCCGGCGTCGTGTTGTGGTTCCCGTACAGGGTCTTGCTGCAGAAGGTCTTGCGCATGCCCCGGACGTAGATCTCGTTTCTCCGGGAGCGGAAGGCCTCCGGCTCGCGCTGGATCATCAGCAGCCGCTCGTCGATGCGGCTGTAGCCCTCCAGCATGGAAACGGGCTCCAGGAACTGCTTGAGCCTCGCGCTCTCGTACGGGGTGCCCTTGTTGATCACCCCGAAGGTGCCCGTGGGCTCGGTCAGGACCTGGGTTACCAGGTGCGAGGTGAAGTCGTTCGCCTCGACCCAGTGACCCTCCTCGATGAAGGGATAGGCCCCGCTCAGCACGTCGACGAACTTGAGCAGGTTCCCCTGCATGTCGTACGCCTTGGCGACGTCCGCGAGGGTCGTGACGGCGCCAAGATCGATGGTTGCCATAGCCAGTTGCCTTTCCGGCTATCCCCGCTTCCCGTAGGCCTCGCGCATCCAGGAGTACTCGAAGCCCTTCCTCCCGGCGGTCGCCGGCGGCGGCGACCCGTCTCCGGGAACGAAGACGTCCGGTCGCATCGCGGACGACGCCGCGACCGCGAGCCGGATCATCGGGGCGTGGTCGCCGAGGCCCGAGTCGTCGAGGAACTTCATGAACTCCTCGCCCCCGAACTTCCGGACGAACGCCTTGGCTCTCGAGAGAACCCCGTCGAGCTTGTCACCGTGCTCCTTGCGGAGCTCGGTCATGACCTTCTCTCGGTTCTCCTGGATTTGCTTGGTCCCGGCCTGGTACTGGTCGCCGAGGCGCTGGTTGAAGGCCGAGAAGAGAGCCTGCGCCTGGGGGCCCGACAGCCCCGCGGCAAACGCGCTCTTCCGGAACCACTCCTCCGTGTCCTCGCCGTACGGCAGTCCCTCCGGGATCTCCCCACGGGTCAGGGAGTAGCCCTTGTAGTTGTCGGGACGCCCCATCGCCTTGGCGAAGGCCTCCCGCTCTTCCTTGGTGGCCTTTTCTCCGGGCCTGAACAGCGCCGTCTTGAGCTTCTCTTCGAGACCCGCGGCACGGTCGTAGAGGCTCGTCACACTGTCGAACCCCTTCGCGTACTCCTGGTCCCGTCGGTCCGCCTTCAGGCCGGCACGCCAGCCCAACGAGGGGGCGCCACTGCCGCCCCCACCCCCAGCCGCCCCGTCGCCTCCTGCCGCCGCCCCGTCGCTTGTCGACTCCGGGGCCGCCGCGCCGTCCGCTTCGGTGCCGAACCACTGGAGGTGCACGTGAGGAAGGAGCACTTCCCTACGGTCGATTTCCATCGCTCACCTCAGTCTCCTCCGGGCCTGCCTGCCTTTGGTCAACGACCAAGCTCCGCCATGCCGACGGAAGCAGGAGCAGTGCCCGAACAATTTCCATCTTGTTGACCGGATCCCACACGCCCATCGTGCGCAGGATCCCCCGCGCCACATTCCCGAGAATCCGGTCCTCCTCGGTCGCCTCCACGCGCATGAACCCGAGCCGGTCGAGCAGGTCCACGAAGACGCGCTGCCCGCGCTCCGTCGCGAAGGTCGCCCGGTAGTCGAGGGCGAGCTGCTCCAGCTCGGCAGCCCGATCCCGCTTCGAGGCGGGGGCCTTCCCGCGGATGAGATCGAGGACCTCGTGCACGTTCACGCCGGGACCCCCTGGCTCTGCTCGGGCTTGATCGCGCTCCCCTCCTCGATCTTCTTGCCCAGGTTGGGCATGAGCTTGCTCATCCGCTCCGCCACCTGCATCTGCTGCTCCTGGGCGATCTGCTGCAGACGCCCCTGGCGGATCTCGAAGACCTCGCGCTCCTCACGGATGAGGTCCTGGTCCAGGCCGCCGTCCGTGAGGACGCGCTCCATGAGCTGGTCCTGCTTCACGATGTCCAGAGCGCTCCGGTCGCCGAAGACCTCGAGCAGGAGCTGGGCGTTCGCGATCGCGCGCAGCGTGGTCCTGGTCTGGAAGTAGTTCTGCTGGATCTGCGCGAGGGGGCCGACGTACCGCGTCTTGAGCATCTGCCCCTCGAGCTCCGGCGGGGCCTGCTCGAGGCGGCCGTTGTGGTACATGATCAGGAAGGTCCGATCGAGCAGTGGGTCCGTCAGATCCGTCTCCATGCGGCCGGAGAACGGCGAGAGCATCGCGGCCTTCTCGCCGGCGATCTCCATGACCTCCCGGGCCGTCTTCTGGTTCTGAGAGAGCGTGGACAGGAGCGCGAAGACGTCGGCGTGGAACTTCTGCTGCACCGCCGCCTCGATGCGATTGACCTGGTCGACGCTCACCGCGTAGTCGCCGGTGACCTCGAGGACCTTGGGCAGCCTCTCCGGATTCCGGTACCGCATGACTGCCCTGGGGCGGAAGAAGTCGAAATCCTCCATGTCGTCCGGGACCGCGATCGTGGGCTCCACCTTGAGCTGCCCCATGATCATGTTGGACCGGGCGGCCTCGCTCGCCGTGATCGCGTCGATCAGGACCTCGATCCCGGGGGACCACCCGTAGATCTCGCCGCTCTGGACCCGGTAGCGGTAGACCACGTAGGGGTTCCAGAGGTACCCCGAGTTCCGCAGGAGGTGGTAGCCGTCATGGAGCACGTACACCGAGGCCCACGGCATGTTGTCCGGGGTCTCGATGCCGTAGGTCCGGTCCTTCCGTGGACCGCAGAAGTGAAGCACCCGCGCCATGGTGAAAGGCGCCTTCTTCATGGTCTTGAGCCGGTTCTCGCCCACGGTCTTCCGCAGCTGCTCCTCGCCGAAGGCCGAGATGATGCTGCGGTTCGTCAGCCAGAAGTCGCGAAGCACTGTGTCGACCCGGCCGATCCGGTTGACAGAGATGAAGGCCTCCCGGGGATGAAGCGTCGTGTACGCGGTGCGTTCGGTGTCCTCGTCGTTCTCCGTGAAGACCGTTGCCGTGCCGGTGGCCAGGCCGATGTCCACGGCCTCACCGGCCTGCTCGTAGAAGTTCGTCGCCTCGAGCTCGGCGTACATATCCTCTTCCCAGGACTGCACGAGCTGCTTGGCGCGCGGCATCTGCATGACCTGGCGGTTGGAGAACTGCTGGCGGAACCACTCGCTGTTGCGCGGGAAGAGGTAGCCCTGGTAGCCGTCCGAGGCCATGCGATGCGCCCGCTGGGCCGCCGAGTCGTAGTTCCGGGATCCGCGCTTCGAGGGCTGCGGCGCCTGGGTGAGATCCCAGGCAGACAGCCGCGGGAGGACGTAGTCCGTGACCTCCTGGTAGATGAGGTCCCAGGCAGCCCGGTCCTGTACCATCTTCCCGTGGAGGTCCTTGACCTGGTCCGCGACTTCCTTCTCGGTCACTTCTTCTTGCCCTTGTGCACGCCCGTGAGCTTCCCGGAGTTCACCATCGCGTAGAAGACCTCCTTGGCCTTCTCCGCGCTGCCGTAGCTCTTGGTCATCTGCGCGAGGATCGTCTTACCCTTCCGCGTGAGCGGCATCTCAGCTGCCCTTCTTCTCGGCGGCGGCCGCGCGGAGCTCGTCGCGGACTTGGGCGCGCATGTAGTCCAGGCGTCCGCTCTGGAAGTCGAACCCGAGCAGTCGCGCAGCCTCGGCGAGCTCGGCTCCGCTCATCGAGGCGATGTCCCCCTCGGTGATGCTCCTCCCGGAGAGGAAGAGGTACGCCGCGCCCTTCGAGGAGACCGAGATGGGAGACTGCCGCGAGGACGAGGTGAGGAGCGATCCGCCGGAGGTATTCGATGGCGCGGCAGCGGTCCCGCCCCCGGTGGTGGCAGCCGCGGGAGCGGCCGGCGCCGCCGAGCTCGCGCCGGGGCTCGAGCTCTGCAGCTTGACGGCTCCGGACTTCACCAGGTCCAGGAAGTCCTTCTCCGAGTACCAGTTGGTATCCTCGTCGCCGCGGAGGCGGTTGGCCGCCACGTCGGCGCGGATCGGCTGGATCTCGACCTTGCCGGTGATCTTCCGCTTCCTGGCCCGGAACGGAACGCCGTCCACCGTGTACGTGCCGGCTTCGGGGCTGAACAGCCCTCTGAGCTTCGACCAGTCGATGGGCTTGACGTCCGTGCGCCGCCGTATCTCGCCCGACAGCGCTGATCGTTGCTGCTCCGTCAGGATCGTCTCTCGGCTTCCGGCCAATCGCTCCCCTCCCGAGCTCCGGCCGAGCAAACAAAAAGGCGCTGGACCGAGCGAGCCCACGTCCCCAAAAGGGGATCGCGGCCCGATCGATCCAGCGCCTCCGTTACTCGGCCAGCGCTTTGTCGACCTACCGAACCCGTCTACCGAACGCTGAGCTCACCATAATCCCGCACGCGCGATCTGTCAACTACCCGTAGCGTCCCTTCCTGAGCTCCTCTTCGAGGTTCGCCATGCGATCTCCGAAGGCCGACACGCTCTTGCGGATCCGCGGCAGCCTACCCTCGAGGCGCGCGTACGTCCTCGACCGGACCACGACCCAGCCAACGGTGGCCCAGAGGAGTGCGACCTGGGCCAGGGCACAGGGGATGTACGTCTCGGAGCCGACCGAGGTGTAGTCCAGGCCGGAGGTCCCCGCGCCCAGCGCGTCGAGGAAGACCTCCTGGAGCTGTACCCCGACGAGGAGTACCACGAGGTGCAGGCTCCTGCGCTTCGCGACGAGGCGGCACGCAAGAGCACCCCAGAACAGGCTCCCGATCAGTGGCCCCATGACCGTGGGGAATGGTCCTATCTTCCCCTCGCCCGCCCTCAGGCCGAACCCGGTCTCCTGCCATCCCAGGAGTTGGACCCTGTGGCCGGTGATCCACCCCCCGATCACGTGCCCGAGCTCGTGGGGAAGCGCCGCCGGCGGAAGGAACCCAACCGCGAAACCGAGAACGAGCATCACCGGCAACAGCAGTGCACTGTAGGACTTCATCGACAGCCTCCAGTATACCTCACTTGATCGGGTCGTACCTGCCGTACTCCCGCGGTCCGCTCTCCCGGGGCCACTTCTGCGTCTCGTGAACCATCCGCTGGACGTAGGCGATCCTTCCGTCTCGCACGGCAAGCCGGATCTCCACGTCGCCGTACCTGGTGCCGCTCCGGAGCCCCTCGACGGCCAAGCGGACCCAGCGGCCCAACTCCACCCACTGCTCGTCGGTAGGCTGAGCGTCCGGCGCAGGCTCTGGAGTGGACCTCCGCACGCATCACCGCCGCGCCAGGGGATCGTAGGCTTGGTACTGACGCCCGGACGAGGGGCGCCCCGTGATGTCCAGGTTCGTCGGCGCCACCCGCCGCCGGGTGAGCGGCGACATGAGAGCATACCTCGCGCTGTCGTAGCAGTGGTCTTCGCCGTCCGTGTCTACGTCCTCCGCATCCGTCTCGTCCGCGATCAGGTCCGGGATGGTCCGGCCGAACCCAACGCACGTGTTGAACGCGAGCATCGCGGGCCGGCCGTCCTCGAGCGTGGTCTTCAGCATCTCGTGGAACCGCGCGGCTCCACTCACGCGGTCGTTGTTCCCCTTGTGGCAGGTCCATCCCGCGGCCTCGAAGCGCTCCGCGATCGACGGGTTGTCCGCGTCCGTCTTGGACCAGCACGCCGGGTCGATGACGAGGTCCCGGCACCCTTCCGGCGTGGAGACTGCCCAGCTGTCCTTCGCGAGCTCCGCCGCGGGACGCTTGATGCCCACGTTGTGCTTCTCCGGATCGCAGCCGTACCACTCCCGGTAGAGCACCATCCGTCCGTCACCCGTGAGCGCCCACCACTGGAGCGCGTACGGCCTGGCGTATCCCCAGTCCAGCGAGCCGAACCGGAACCAGCTCGGGTGGAGCGGGAAGGGCTTCACCATGTGCTTGTCGCGGTTCCACTCGTCGAAGAACTGCCCGGCCGAGATGTCCCAGTCCCCGAAACGGTAGGCCTTGTACAGGTGCTGCGGGAGCGCGCGCAGCCGGTCCTCGTAGCGCGGGTCCGCCTGCAGGAGCTTGGGGTTGTCCTCGAGGCGCGCGGGGATGAAGACACGCTGCATCGTCGTCTTGGGGTCGGCATAGATCTGCATCGGCGGCACCGGCAGGATGAAGCGGTTCTTCAGCCACACGTGCCCCACACCGCCCGGGTTCGCCGTCGCTCGCACCCGTACCGGAGCCCCGGCAGCGCTCCGCGCGCACGACATCAGGAACACGTAGCAGTAGTCGCTCTTCCACTCCTCGAGCTGGTCGAACCCCACGTACGTGTACTGCTGGCCCTGGTAGTCGTCCACCGATGCATCGCGGTCGAGATGCCGGAACTTCAGCGTGCTCCCGCTCGGGAACGTCCAGAGATGCTCCGTGGCCTTGTACCGGGCGCCGACGCCGCCGTAGATGACTCGCGCCCGGATCTGGAGCTCCTCGAGCTGGGGATACGTCTTGCGGAAGATCACCCCCCGGTGGTCCGGGCCCCACTGGTCGACGTCCTGCAGGAAGCCGGCCAGAAGCCAGTCGCTCTTCCCGCCACCCTTCGCTCCCCCGTACAGGATCTCGAAGACCGGGCACGCCAGCGCGATCGCCTGCTTGGGTTGGGGTTGCCAGACGACGCGTGCCTCTACTTTGGCCGCCACCCCTGCCCCTCCACGATCTTGGCCCACTGCTCGACGGACAGCGGCATCGGGATCACCGCGGCGCCACGCTCGATCGCCGCGGCGATGTCCTTCGTGAGCGCGCCGTTCATCTGCGCCAGGAGCTCCGTCGCTCGCATCCTGGTCGCGTTGTCTTCGAAGTTACCGAGGGATTGGTCCTGGTAGTACCTGGCCGTCATCGCGTTCAAGCGCTTCTCGATCTCCGCGGCGAGTCGCGCCTCACCGAGCCCGAACGCCTCCAGGCGGTCGTGGAACCCCGCCTTCCTCCGGATCACCCGGTAGAGCCGGGAGGCGCTCTCTCGCGCGCTCTTCCTCGAGCACTTCCCGAGCGCGAGGTAGGCGTCAGCACCGCTCTTCCCTGAGGCGAGCTCGAAGAGAAAGCGCTGTTCCCGCGGCGTGAGGACATCGCCCTCGGCGAGCTCAGGCTTGGCCTCAGACGCCTTCCGCTTCGAGACCCGGCGCCGCCTGCGCGCCTTCAACCTCCCCTGAGGCCGCTTACG